CATTCAATAGTTTATTTTTAGATTTTTAATTTAAATTTTTGTTTTTATTTTTACAATAAACCTTCTGGTAATGATAATTTCATATTTATTAATATTCTTTTAAATCTTTCGATTATTTTATTACGCTTTTTATTAAATGTTTTATTTTTTTGAAATTCATTCCAACATTGTTCAAATGTTAAATAATTTTCTGGTTTTGCTTTTTCATTAAAAACAATTTTAACAAATTCATTAGGATCATTTGTGACAATTTTTTTAGAATTTTCAATAGGTTGAGCTTTGCTTAATATACCATGTTTACCTTCAAAAGTTTTTGTTATAGAAAATAACCCTTTATGAACATCATAAAAATATTCTTTAAATTCTTTAACAGTATCTTTATCATCAAAATATGCTGTTATTTCCTGTTTCATAGATTCAACAATTGATTTAATTAGAGCTTCTCTATATTTACCTTTAAATTTACTTTCATTTTCATTTAAATTAGGCGAATAACGAGAAAATTTAACCCAGTTTATATGTTCAGTTAATTGTATTGAAGTTTCTACTATCCCTTGCTTAATTATACCTTGAATAGGCCAGGCTGCGATTATTCTATCTTCATCTTTTTTAATTTCGGATTTAATACCTAATCGTTTAAGTTGTGTTTGAATAAAATCATAAACTTCATCTTCAGTAAGATTATTTTGTTCAAGAAGCTCTTTTTTATCTATACAAACATTTATATCATTAATAATATCTTCAGAAATTCCTTTCCCTGCACCACCTATAAATGCAATAGAATTTTTATTTAATCTTAATAATTGAGAGAGATTTTTATTTATATGTTTTTGAGTTTTTGGTACAAGATAATTTTTAATACCATTAGTATTTTGAATGCTTTCTGTAATTAAAAAAGTAGAATAATTTTTTATATATTTTAAATTGTTCATTCTCTTTTATCTAATATAAATTTAAAAATAATTTAATCTTCTTGTTCTATACCTAATTTTTTTGCTACTTCTTTTCTTTTAGCTTCAGCTTTTTTAGCTAATGCTTTTTCTTTTTCAGCATCGGATTTTGCAGCCATCGGTTCTTTGTTCATTAAACCTTTTTCTTTAGCTTTTTTTATTAAAGCTTTTGCTTCTTCTGATGCTTCACCTTTGTCTTTATCCCAATTATCTTTAATCCAATTAAACATATCTTTTTTACTTTGTGTATCAAGATCTGCAGGACTTTCTGCCCCAAATTTAAGCAAAGCAATTGTCATTAATTCTTGATAAGCAATTTGTGTCGGTGATAATTCTGATTCTTCATTAATTTTTGGCCATAATTTATAAATACCATTAATAAGTTTTGCTTCATATAATGGATCGATATATTGACCATAACCTTTTATATATCTATTAATCATAATTTTTTATTTATTTTTAAAATTAAATTTTTATTTTATGTATATATTCTTAAAGATTAAAAGCTTCACTTTATATTCACAATAATTTGATTTTAAATTTTTCATATTTAAATTTTTCAGTTAAATAAATTTGTTCTCTTTCAATAGCGTGATTAACCATATAATTTTTATATCCTTTAAATGTAAAATCATCAACAATATCAATAATATTTAATACTGTCTTATTTTTATGCAATCTCATACCTCGACCAATAGTTTGTTTAATTATTCGTTCTGATTTATATGATTCACAAAGAAAAATATTATGTACATTATTTATACTAATTCCCGTTGAAAATGTACCAAATGAAGCTATAAGAATTTTTATTCTTGGATCTTTATCTAAATCCATTAATTTTTTATATTCATCTCTTAATTCCGTTTTTGTTGAACCATCAATATACATAACTTTAAATTTATCACCATATCTTTGTTTAAGTCTATTATATATACGTTTACCGTATGAATTTTTAATATCAGTAAAAAACACTATAGAATTTTTAGTTGAACGAGAAATTAAATTAACTATAAATTCAAACCTAATAGTATTTTCTATAATTAAATCACGTTCTAATTTTAATATTTTAGATCCATCATTATTTCCGCGTGATCTTAATTTATAAAGCATCTCTTTTGTTTCATCATTAAGATAATCAAGATAAAGTATACGTACATTAACAGGTGTAGCATATCCTTTATTAATAATAAAATCTGGTGTAACTTTTGTTATTAATGGACCCAATAAAGATTGAATTGTATAAGCATCTGCATATTTTGCTTTATTTCCTGTTACACCTGTTGTACCAGAAACACCAAAACGTAAATCAGCTTTAACTTTTGATAAAACAGTTTGAACAGATTTTGTTTTTGTTTGATGACATTCATCTACAGCAACAACATTAATATTTTCAAAAAATGATTTATCTAAATTTTTAAGTGTATGAAATGTACCAATAACAATATCTACATTTTGTTTGATTTTTGGGCGACCCCCACCAATAGCTTGTATTTTATATTTAATAAGAGTTTTATTTTGAGAAAATTCTTCAAAATCTTCTATACCTTGAGTTATTAAATTAACTGAAGGTACAATTATAAGCATTTTATTAAGAAGACCTTTTTGTTTTAAAAAAGCAAACACGCAAAATATAATTTGAGTTTTACCTGATGATGTAGCTAATTCACTCATAGAACGGCGCCATTTTAAAATTTCAATAACAGCTTTAGTCTGAAACTCTCTTGGTTTTTTATTAGAATTTTTAAAAAATTCTTTTTCCCACTTACGATATTCATCTTCATCAAAATTAAAATCAATAACTTTATCCATACCATCAATTTCAAGTTTATAATTATATCTTTTACAAACATCTTGGACTTTATCCCATAAACCAAAAGGTATCCTTAATTTTTTATCAAAAAAATGAACATCACCATTCCAATAAGGATGATTTCTTGATCTCCATTTTGCGTTTTCAATCTTTCTAGTAAATGAAATATCTAATTGTTCAATTTCCTCTTTTGTTCCATCTATCAATTGTAAAAATTGTTTATCGTCTGTTACTTTAAATTTCATTTTTTAATTTTTATTTATCTAACATTTCATATAATGAAATTCTATATTTTATTCCAAATATTATGTTATCAAGTGTTTTTATTGTTTGGTCTAAATAATTTATATGATTATCTATTAAATTAATTAAATCAGATTTATTAGCTAAATCAGCTTCTATAAAAATATTTTTTTCATCTTTATTTAAACGTAAATCATAATTTATAGAATATTCTAAATATTTAGAACGTTTATCACGACTTATATCATTATTCATTTTTGAAACACGTTCATATAATTTGTGTTTTTGTTCAAGAATAATTTGTCTATCACTAAATAATTCGACTTGTAATTCAATTATCTTTTCAATATCTTTAAAATTTTGAGAATGTTCTAAAATTTTTTTTGTCCAATATTGTCTTGAATCTTCAAATATATTAGCTAATTGTTCATAGCGTTCTTGATAATTATTTTTTAATAATTCAGAATCTTTTACAGAACTATCAACTAAGCCAATATTGTTCTGGTTTTGATATATTTTCTCTTCGATTATATTGTCGGGAATTTCCTCGTCTTGAAAATGCTTTTCTTTCATAAACTTTTACCTCAGCTTCTTTTTTTAATTTAGGTTCTTCAAATTTTATATCAAATTCAACTAACTCCCAATCAAGTTTCTCTTCATACAAAAGTCGCTTTTTTTGTTTTTCATCCCAATTTAATTCCATATAAATTTAATGTTTTATTTATATAAAAATAGCATCTAATTCATTATTAGAAAAATAATTTTCAAAATTTAAAAGATTAAGTTTATTTTTTTGTGAATATATTAATAATTCATTAAGATCTTTTATATTAAGTTTTTGTCCTAAATCTTGCCAATATTTTGACCACATAAAAACTGATTCGTGTTTTTTTAAATGTTGAAATGATTTTTTCCAACCAGTCGGATCATTATCATACCAATATCTAATATTTTCTATTGAAATTGGCAAATTTTTTGATGCCCCTGATGTTGCTATAGAATTAGGAAACATTAAAGCATCAAAAGGACCTTCAAAAACTGTAATTGGTTTATTGAAATCAACTTTTAATATACCAAAACATGTTGATATACTATCAATTGCAGATACAATTTTCTTTTCATTTTCTAATAATGCAAATTCAGTATTACCATATATTTTTTCATATAATTTTGTTAAATTATATGTAAAAAATCGAGATTGTTTAGATTTTTTATTTAAAGACCTTATTTGTAATCCTATAACATTATTATTATTATCAGTATTAAAAATAATTATTGAATTGTAATAATTATCATAAGCAAATATTTTTTTATTTTTAATTAAACGATAATTAAGATAATTTTCAGCTTTAGTATTTTCAACATTTACCCAATGCATTGATTTAATTATTACTTCCTTGGGTATAGAATATTTATTAATAATTTCATTATTTAAAATATTTAAATTGATACGTTTAGTTGTAGGTTTAATAAATGTAGTACTTCGTAATTTTATATCATTTATATTAAAATCTGAAATATCTAAAAAATCTTTTATAAAATTTGCAAAAGAAGAATGTTTGCCACAATTATAACAATGAAATTGTATATTATCATTATTAATATAAATATTGCCTCTTAATTTTGATGGATTTTTTGCAGAATCTCCACAATATGGACAAGCAAAATTTATTCTATTTCCATATTCATGTACTTCAGTTTTTTTCCCTGAAAATTTTGAAAGTAAAATTTTTTTAATAATAAAAATAATTTCCTCACGAGTCAATCTATTAGAATCAAAATGGGAAAATGCATCAACATTTTCCCATAAATTATTAGATATACTTTCTGTCATATTTTATAGTCCTGCATATAAATCATCTTCATCGTCTATTATAGTTTTAGTTTTTTGTTTATTAGGTACAAATTCTGAAGTTTTCTTTTTAGGAGTTTTCATAATTTCTTCAATTTCATCAATTTCATCAATTTCATTAGTTTCATCAAACTCATTAAAATCATCTATTAAATTTTCATTTTCTTTATTAATTTGTTCTTTTGAAATTTTTATTTTCATTTCATTAAAAACATCTGCTCTTTTTTTGGTAAAAACTTCTGTTTCGTCATCAAATAATGAATTATTATTATTAGTTTTTAAATTTGATTGTTTAGTTACTTTTTTATGAGTTAAAAAATCTATATTGATATTTGATTTTTTTAAAATTTGTTCAACTAATTTTGTATTAGGAACTATTTCATTAATTGTATCAAGTACAAAACTTAATGTTTCTTCATCCCAAGGTTTAAATTGATTTTGTAATAAATTTGGTGAATTTTCTAATATCCATTCAGCTATTCTTTTATAATTATTTGGTGAATTTTCAATTATTTCACCATTTATTTTAAATGGTTCGGGATTTATTGCAAATTCACAATCATCGTAATCATTAAATCCTGCTTTAATTGAAATATCTAATTCGAAAGGACGACCATTAAAAATATCAAAAGGATTTTGTGGTTTTGCTTTTGTTTCAGGTTTTGGATTCATCATTTTATCTAATTTATTATATAACTTTTGACCATATTTAAAAATTTTTATTTTACCAACCAAATCAGGTCTATTTTCATCAGCAAGAATTTGTACTAATGAAAAGAATACTCTACGTCTTGCAAAATTTTGCGACAAATATCTGTCAGTATTATTTTCTGAATTCCTTAAAGCAAAAAATAAATCTTGTAAAATTGAAGGTTGATTAATTGTAGAAGGACAATCAACATATCTTTTAGTTCCATTTGGATGCCGTAAATAAACAACCCATTTAGATATAATAGACATTTTGGGATTTTGAATATAAGGTATAAATTTAATTTTACTAATATAATTTTTACCATTTTTAGCAAATTTTGGTATAGGATAATAATAATCAGATTCAATTTTGGCATCTTTAATAAGAAGATCCGTAGGATCCATATTATTAAAGATTTCATTTAAATCTGTAATCTCTATATTCATATTTTGAGATTCTTTTGATTTTACCATAAAAATTTACTCCTATTATAATTTAAAGATCTTTAAATAAATTTTAATCATATATATGATTTATAATTTTTATTTAATTATAATAAAATTTTAAAAAATGTTTAAAATTTTATTTTCTAAAGTTTTTAGGGTCCAATATGCATCAATCATATCTTCAAAGGGATGTGGATATACTTTTTTTTTAGATAATGTTTGAAATATCTTAAGCTGTTCTTTATTAATATTTTCTTTTATAAATGATTGTTGAATACCTTCTTTAGTTAAACTACCTTTACCAGCAGTTAATTTAATTGTTTTTGGTGAAAAAATATAAAGATTATATCCTAAATCATATATTTTATTTCTTAATAAAAATTGATAACCTGAAATTTCAGCTAAACGATTGGCTTTTGATCCAAATGATAAACCTTCTAAAGCTACATAAATATTTGAATTAGAATCATCAACATTATCTTGAATATTTTTTATAATTATATCTATAAGATAAATTGCATCTTTTAAATTTAAAATTTCACGTTCATAATAAATTTCAGATTTTATATGAGAATTAAGCCATATTGTTTTAATATTATTAATAGATATACTAAATTTATCAATTAAAGATTTTTCAAATTTATTTAAATTATAATCTTTTCTAATAAATCCAAAATATTTATATTTATCATCTTGATGTATACACATTCCAGGGCTATTTATAGAAAAATCTATTCCGATTGTAGTCATTTTTAATCAAATTCTTTAGTAAATGTTAAAGCAGAATAATTAAAATCAGCTGTAAAAGTTTTATATTCTGGTACATTTGCTGCTTGAGATAGTTCAAGTTCTGATAAACCAGAAAAAACAACGAATTTCATTCTTTGTACTAAAATTAAAAAACCATAATGATCTAACATAAGTAAATTCAAATCTGGTAAAAATATATCATTTTTAGCATCTTTACCTTTTGCAAAATACATTTCAAGTTGTGATCTCATAATAAAATAATTTAAAAAACCTTCTGTTGTTCTAAATGTAATTGTTAAATTTTTTGCAGTTGATCTTGTTAAATCCCAACCACTTTTATAAGTAGCAGTTAAATCTTTTCTATCTTGTGATACTGTCTCTAAAGTAATTGCTGGCCATGATACTGATTGAATAGTAAAATTTATATAATCAGTAAGATTTGTATAAGGTATAACAGTTCTTTTAAAATATGGTTCATACATTTCAACCACTTCAGGATAAAACCATCCTTTAGGAAAATTTAAAACAAAATTTGAAAATTTGCTATTTAAAAGTGGCATCTATATTTTATAATTTTTTTACAATTATTGCTGCTTTTGAATATCAATTGTTTTTTGAAGTTGATCTGCTAATGTTATTAAAGCATTTTTCTTTAAATTAAATTCATTATTATTGTCTAAATGAAAATTAGAAGCTCTATCAACTTTACCAGTATATAATACTACTTCAAAGTCAGATTTAGTATTTAAAGTAGATGATCCTATAATTTGTTGAGGAATCTTATTTTCAAATGTAATATAAAATTTATTATTTGTACTTTTTAAAATTTTTATTGCATCACTTGCTGGAATCTTAAATAATATTTCACCAGCTAATAAATTAGCATTAATATTACTTTTATCTGAATATTGTGATATGCGTATTTTTCTATTTGAACTATCAAAACATACTAAATAAAACACAGTATTAGGTGTTACAATAGAACTATATACTTCGGGAACCGAACTAGATCCATCATGTTTGTATATTCTAAATTTAATAAAATTATCAAATTCAGTTAAATAAATTACAGCATCACCTTGACCATATATTAAATCAGAATTTGCCAGTTCTTTAAAAGTTATATTATTTACATATTGCTTTTTACCATCAAATAAAATTTTATTAGTTGTAATACTATCTACAAATAATGTATAATTATTAACACATATATGCTTAGGATCAATTGTTAAATATGCCGTTAATTGTTGACCTACTGAATTTGAAAGAGCATTATATCTATTATAATTATATAAAGATATTGAATCATTGATATTTTCATTATTTACAATTTTATTTACAATACGCATTGGTTGATATGAAGTATCAATATTAATTTTTGATAAATAACGGCCGTATTTTTTTGCATTAGGATATGTTAAAGAAGCTTTACGTATAATTTGACTTTCATTTGTTTTATTAAATATTCGTATTGTATAATCTATTGTAAATGTAATTGCATTTGAATTTTCAATTACAGGTCTAAATTTAAATGGCTTATCAAATCCTGATTCTTGAAAATAAGTAAATTTTTGAGAAAGTATTTCGGTATAATCACCAAAATTTGAAATTTGTTCATATAATTCAATATCGTGAATTATCATAAATTGCTCATTATACTTCGTCGATCTATCATATAAAAAATCTTCAATAAATTCACCTTGATACGATGGATACAATTCAAAATAATCTCCAGTTGCACATTCTTGTATGACAGCATAAATTTGTGCCATTGGATCAAAAGGTTCAACATCTATTCTTATTAAACCCAATGTATCATTATCAATGGGTAAAACAGTTTTTAATATTGTTTGTCCATTTTCTAAAACATAATTTCCTACATCATAAAATAAAATATTAATTTTTGAACTATTATAATCAAATGTTTGTGTTAAAATATTATTATTTGTTGTAAGAAAAATTGAACCTAATTGTTTGTTATTATTTGTTAAATCATTTAATGAAGGTATTAATAATTCTATATATCTATCATATGTTCTATTACCTAAAAATATTGGATGTTTATTTAATTTAATATTAGTATCTTCTTTTAAATAAGCATAATTAGCTACATATATTACATTATTAAGTGTTTTATCTACATAAGCAGCGCGTATAATAAATCCTGCTTTATCTGAAAAATTATATCCACTAATTAAATGAACTCTTATAGTATCATATATTACATTAAGATTAGAATCTAAATCATCCCAAATTCCTTCAAAACGAAGCATTTGATTTTGTTGTTCAAAAAATCGAATAGGTCTATCAAGATCAAAATGAACCCATCGATTATCATCAATAGGTTGAATTGTATAATCTAATACATTTCCAGTTAATTGTTTTGGTTTAACAAAATCAGCAGGGTTGTATGAAATATAATTTAATGAATTATTAAATACATTAATAATTCGTAAAAAAGAACTATCTCTTGTATTAATAACTTTACTATTATATTCATATTCTAATAATGCATAAGGTGTTAATTGAATAAACTTAGAAGTTGTNANCATTTTTTTNAAATATATAAAAATTTTAAAAATTTAAATCCCATATAGAATATTGTATTCCAAAACCAACTTGATAACCAATCAATAATTTATACCAATCAGAAGCAAAAGGACCATTCACACCAACACCTGTATAAAAACCAATATGCCATTTTAAAGGTTTGTATTTTGAACTAATTTGTTCGATTTCATCTTGAATAATATGACCATTTAATTGAAATTTTATATTAGGGTTGGAATTTCTTACAAAAATTTCCCATTTTCCAGATATATCATTTTTCCAAATTCCCGTCATAAGATCTATTGAAGTAAAATCTTTAATTATTTTAGTTCCAATATTAATTGGTTCAATTTTTTCTTTTGAAGTATCAAGTTTAAATATTGAAGTACCAATTAATTCTCTATAAAAATCTTTATAATTTTTGACAGTATCAGCCCAATCAATATGATATGTATTATCAAAATATTTAGTTAAAGTTGAATTAATAGGTTTTTCAATATACTGAATTTTCATTTTAATTTTTGCTATTTCAGCAATATCACCTTTCATTTTTTTAACTTCTTTATAAAGCTCATCATTAAATCTTTTTAAATCATTTAAATTACTAATAGTAATACTTTTAGTAAAAAATAATTCATTCAATTTATTATTCATAATACGAATAGTATCTCTTAAAGCATATTCATTTTGAGCTATTTCATTTTTCAATATTTTATTATTATTACACTGTTGTATACCCAATAAAATGGCAATCACCAATGCCATTATTAAAAACCAGCGTTGGTGATTGGGATCTTTTAACCAATTAAAAAATGATTTTAATAATTCCAATATAAATGTCATTTAACCTCCCAAATCTTAACAAGATGAAACAATTGTCGGCGCTGATGGTAAAATAAGTTCATTTACTGAAGTTACACAATTTGCTTTTGCAATTGCCGGATAAGCTGATACTGAAATTGTTGAGGGTACTGCTGTTGCAGCTATTCTAATAGCAAATTTAGTAACACCACGATAACATGGAGTCGATCCACTTCTATAACCTGGAGATGATACAACTACTGCTAATTTTGTTGTATCAATATTTCCCGAAGGATTCTTTACTGCACAAATTGCTACCTGTTCAGACATAACTGTAGGTGCAATACCACCAGTTGATACTCCAGTAGGATTTACTGTAGAACCGAAATTTAAATTTAATGCTCCTGAATTTAAAGTACTTGTTATCCAAGTATATAAATCTCCTGCTGTTGCATAAGGGTTAAATGCACTTGCAGTTGACATATCAATACATCCTGTTGCTGCTGCCCCCGTCGCCCAATGTGTCATATCACCAGATGAACTACCTGTTGCATTATATGACCACCAGTCAGTAATAATAGCTTCCAATCCAGCTGCTGCTGTCATACAATTTAAATTAGGATCACTTAATATAATAATCGATGCTCCTGTCGATACTTGACCTGATGCAACTGAACCAAAAGGAATTAAAGTTTGGCAATTTTGTACATAATAATCTTTTGTATCTGGCATAATTCTTTCCTTTTATTTTTTATAAAAATTATTTAATTTTATACTTTATCTTTAAAATACCAAGTTCCGTTTTCAAGAAAAATTATCGGAATATCACCTAATATAATATCTGGATATAACTGTGTATAATCAAAATATTTTTGAATAACATTTGTCGCACAATCATTCCTTGTAGGTAAAGCATCAATACGACATCCCGATATTACAGGAAATTTTGTTACTCTATCTAAATTTGTCGATTCATCATGATATACCCAATTCCAATTATCAATATACAATAATATTGGTTCTGACAAAGTTCCGGGTATATGTTTTATATATCCATTTTCATCAAAAAACCCATAAATAACAATTTTTTCTTGACCATTATATATATAATAACCTATATAATTTGCTGCTTCTAAATTTCTACTCGGAATTCCATCTTTAGGCAAAGACCAAGTTGAATTTATTCCATAACCTTCAACTGATTCAAATTCAATTTTATTATGAGTAGCTTTACAAGTTGTATAATTAGTACCAAGATAACGTATTAGCTCCATAGGAATACCATTTACATATTTTAATCCTGGCCAAGCATTCATAACAAAACCACAAACACTATTTGCAAAATCTTTATAATAAGGTTTTTCAGTAACTAATATATCATTTAAAACAATAGATGAATCTAATACATCTTGATATAACAACATAAGTATTTAATTATTTTATTGATTATTTTTTAAAAAATTTTTAAATAAAATTTTATTATAATTTTTTTATACTGTTGGATAAGATCCATTAATAGCTGTATCAGCCCAAGGATTTAACCAATAAGGACTACCTGCAGGAGGTGTTGCTAAATTATACATTCCCCAATAAGGTTCTGAAAACGGGCCATTCATCTGATGTGAATACGGATCTTCGACATACCAAGTTATCCCACCATCATAACTAACCCAAGATGCTCCAGAATTGGGATCTATTTTTATTATTTTTTGCCCTGGATTTGGTAAGGGTAAAACACCTGTTGGATAATGAATTGTTGTAGTCATAGTAATTGCTGTTGGTTCTGGAATTGCCGTAATTAATACAGCTCCAGTAGGCCAAGAAACTTCTGGTAATGAACCAGTTGAACCTGTAGGAATAGGAGCTATTGTCGGTCCAGTAGATTGTATTGTTACTTCCTCTGTAACTGTAATTTGCCAATCTTTTCTAATTGAACCACAATTTACTCCTGCATTATAAACATCTATATGAACGTTTTCTATTGTTTTAGGAATATCTTCATTAACAATTGTTAATTTAATATCATCTGTAGCACTTCCAGCATTAAATTCAGCTGTTCCTGTAGAATCAAATACGCCAAAAACACAAATTTTAGGAATCAAACCACCATTATGCCATTGATTAAGCCAATATTCAAATTTTTCTTGTCCATTATAATTATGATTAACACCAAGATTTTCTTTAAAATAAATGCCTAACCATTTTGTAGGATATTTATTTGTTGTTTTATTTATTTGCCAAGCCGAAATATTTGAATGACTATAATCTTTACAACTATCCCAATCAATTCTATCAAGCCCTGGTTTATTTAAACAAAATGGAAGAATGCCTTCATTTTGATGCAATTGATTATATAATGAAAAATGCATTATAATTTCAATAGGCCAATTATTAACCATTACCAATCCAGGAAACCAATCAAATACAAATGCAAAGGGTTGATTTCTCCAAGGTTGATAAATAGCACCATAACTTGGTCGTATTGGAGCGCCAATAGTTAATATTGTATGTTTATGTATAGGAAAAGCTCCAGTAGGATCAGAAAATTGTTGTACATATTGATCGGGATTTATATATTGATTAGCTTCATTAGAATTATACAATGGAACATTAGTACTAATTAATGGAGCTAAAACATTTCCAAATGTATTGATATAATTTGCTCTTGAAGGATAATTTATTATCATTATTAAAACACATTTTATTTAGAAACAGGAACATCACCTAATACAAAACCACTATATCCTGGTCTGTTATTCCAAGATGTAAAATCAAAATTTAAAGAACCCGGATTACAATCATTTCTAGAAGGATCAACATCTAATCGACAACCTGAAATTTTAGTAGGAACATAACCATCTTCAAAAGAAAGAACTATATTATTTCCGCAAGTACCTTGAATATCTTTAACTGTACCTGTTTCATCAATAAACCCAAAAACTACACCTTTTAAACAAGAATCAACAAAAACTTCATTTTCTAAAAGAGGTAATCCAGTAATCGGATTTATTCCAGGATATTTTGATATAATTTTTAAATATTTATATATTCCTAAATAAGGCGCAGGATTTGTCGGATCATATTGGGGTTCTTTAATTGACCACTCTTCATATTTTGAATATCTAGCAACAGTTTCTAATTTAACTCTATCATAACCTGGTTGATCCCAACCTACATATTCTAAATTAGGTGTAAAATAATTTACACTTTGAATAGTATCAATATCAATTCCATTTATTGATAATAAACGACCGCGTTCCCCTGTTTTATTTTGATATTGAGAATCCCATATATCAAATACAAAAGCAATAGCTTTATTAGCAAAAGCTTTATAAATAGGTTGACCTTTTTTTAAAATATTTCTTATTGTTAATGTCGTTGCCATTTTATTTTAATTTGTTTATTAAAGATTTGTGAAATTATTTATATTTTGATAACATAATTTTAAACCGGGTGTTGTATCTATTGTAAAACTTACATTAGGCCAAGTTTGACAAGTCAGTGTTATATTATCTGGAAAATCCGAATCTACTTGAGGAACTGACAATATTTGACAAGTCAATGTTATATATGCCCCGAGTTCAACTGTAGGTGTGAAACAATATGTCGGAAGTTGATAGAATCCAATATCTGACATTAATTGTGTATTATAGCATATTTTATCTAACCCAATATCTCCAAATTCTGGTATTATTACTGATTCTATACAAAATGTCGGTATTAATGAATTGCTAAATTGTGGTATAATTGTACCATAAATTGAAATTGGACCAAATTTTATATCTGTTGGATCAAATAAATCAAAACAAATTATACTTCCATTATCAAATGCTACAGATGGATAATTTTGTAAAGTATGACAAATTAATAAACCTGTTGTACCATTACCAAATGTAGGAACTATATCAATACCACCTGAAATACCTCCGAATTGAACTGTTATAAAATTATTATCAAAACAATCATTAAAACAAGGTGCATCTATTCCTTGAATACTACCAAATGTTGGTATATTATTAGAACAATATGATGTACAGATTTGTTTACCTGGAATTGGGTTGAATTTAGGAGATTCTGGATTATACCAACTAATATTACCAAATTCTGGAATAAATGAACTGCATATATTTACGCAAATAGATGTATTATTATCAAATTCAGTTGAAGGCATACCACAACATGAAAATTGAATACCATGTATTGTTCCTATTTGTCCAAATTGCGGAATATCTGTTTCAGAAATATTAATACAAAATGTAAGATTGAATCCTAAAACTGGGGGCATACATCCCATATAACAAATTCTTTCAAATGCTGGAAATATTGAAGTTAATACAATATTTCCAAAATCTGGAATTGGTTGTTTATAAGGTTTTAATATACCAAGTATAATATCTGATGGACAAGGAGATGTAACTATATCAATATCACCTAAAATAAAATCATCTAAACAAGAAGGTTTAATAATTTTGTCTAATGGAGGTAATGGAAAATCATTGTCTGTTGGACAAAAAATTAAATTTAAATCATTTCTATATTCTGCATCTGGTGTCCATCCTGTTCCTTTCAAACCATAACCATTACTACTAACATAACAATTAGTAAGTTGATTAGGTCCTACAACTTCTATATTTATTAATTTAAATCTATATTTTGTAGGACTACCTGCAACATATGCAGTAGGAATATCTATTGTTTTAGAAAAAGATTTTTTATTTTGTCCAATATACCAAGCTAATGTACCACCTGCTAAATTTTCAGGTTCACTCCAATTATAATCATCATCAGATATACCAGTAACACCTGGTTTTAATGAAAGTAGAGTTCCTAATTGAAACCATACATTAATTGTATAATTACCGGGAAATGAATTCCAATCAAATTCTGATAATGTATAAGTAACTGTAGCTGTATTATCTTCACCAATAACAGCAACTGAATCAGCCGTTATAACTGGTACAATTTTATCTGTACCAATTACTTTTTCTATTATTGTAGAACCTGTACTTGTTGCTGTTCCAGAAACTCCATAAGCTGTTATAGAATATTTTGGTGCATTTTTAACATCCCATAAAACTGAAATTTTTGCCGAATTATTTGATGCATCTTTAATAGCCGTTGTACCAATAATACTAGATTTATCTGAAGGATCTAAAATTATATGACCACCCTGAACAATAAATTTAATTTGCTTAGCATTTAAACATGTTGCTTTATATGAATTAACAGTATTATAAATTTTACATTGTGCCCCTTGTGATGAAAATTCATTATCAGTATCTTCTACTAAAATTACATTATCTGTAAGTTTTACTTCTTCATCAATTACTGTAACATTTATAAAAACATCTTTTTCGCAAGTTATTACTGATTGATTAGGTTTAATTTTAACATGACATTTTAAAGTAAAAACTTCATCTTCTAAAGTGGGCCTTGACCAAATTACATATACTTTATTTGAATTAGGATTGTCATTTAAAATTTGTCCTTTTTCATTTGCTGTACCTGTAGCATTATTTAAAATTTCCCAAGAATATTCCCAATATAAACCAACTGGTTGACCATCAATAGAGCTTATTGAATAAGTTAATTGTGTACCTGTTTTAGCAATAACATTTTTCATTTATAAATATAAAATTTTGTTTTATCTTGATTTTACTTTTATTTTAACTTCTAACAAATCATCAACTTGTAATGTATTTATTATATTACCAGATATTAAAACTATATCATATAATGGTTGTGTTGAAGGAATATATTCTGGACCTAAATTATATATAGGTTTTACTGATTTTGTAAAATCAACATTTTCAACATAAATTGTATTTGTTCTTAAATTTTTAATTGATATAACTTCGTCGATTGAATATTGATCTGGAATAGTAATTGCATTAGCAAAAATTGCTTTTGCATTAGAATTATACGTTCTAACTGTTATTAATGTTGTAACACCAGCTTCAGTTATAAATTCTTTTCTTAATTCTGGAATAATTCTTAAAGAATTTTTCTGTAACCAAGTCAATCCATCTTCACCTGGAATATATCCATTATAACAAATTCTAAATTGATCACCAATTTGAACTGCATTTTCATATGTTGGTAAAATATGAACAAATGAAGGAGCTAATACATTAACTTCATGGAATGGAATTAATTTTCTTGGTTTTCCATTAACTGGTCTACTTACATCATATACAACTGCGTTTTGCATTAAATTTTGATCTTTCCACATTGGACAATCTTCACCTAAATCAAATAAATAACCAGAATCCGCAGGCCCTGTATTAGCACCAGCATAAATATCTACACAAAATTCACCTGGTTGATCAGGATTTATAAGTTCAGATGGATAAATATTTCCAATTTTTGTACAATGTACTAAATTATCTTTATCTTTATATACATAAAATTTAGCTGTTAAACCGCCTGCAAGAGAAGCTTCTGCTTTTGTCGGCATATACCAATATACATATCTTGCTTGCATTTGATTTAATGAATCAGCAATTAATTTATATTCATTTTGATTAATTTCACCAAATCTAATTAAAGATTCTAAATGACTACAATCTGTTGCTTCATAAGAACCAGTTCTATCATAAGAGATTTCCCAATCAGATAATAATTCATAATTATTATTTGTTGAATTAGATCCTATTGTATCAATATTAATTGTTGTACATTCAGATGATTGATCAATATCAAGTATAGTACATTCAGCTTCGGCTGTAGATACAGTAGCCCAAACTTGACCAGTTAACCAATATGTTTCTTTTGCAGAATCAGTAAATGTCAATCCTTTTTCATTTAAAAATCTTAAAGAAAGCATAAATGAATTTTCAGGAGTAGCCGATACTGTAAAAAAACCATAATCATTTGTTATTTGATTATTAACTGGAACATAATGTTCATCAGCTAATATAACCATTGGATGCCAACCTTGTGTCATACAACCAACGGTTTGTTTTATAACTTTTAATTGAATATTTTCTAAAGTAAAGTTTCCATTACCTGGTTTATGATCAATACCAATATGAAAATCTATTAATACAAAATTATTTAATCTTTTAAATCTAATATTTGACCCTGGCATTAAAATAATAAAAGGTGCTTCACCTTCTTTTAATTCATGATACCCTGTAGTATTTGAATATCTAAAACGGTGCATTTCAATATCTGATATTGTCAATGTTTCCCAAATTTCGGAATTTTGATTTGTATCTTGCCAAATACCAATATAACCACTTCTATCTGGAATATTATATTTTCTATTGCCAGAAAGTGTAACTAATTCAAATAAACCTTTATAATTAGAAGTATTAGAATCTTTTGAATCAAATGAAATAGCTTGACTATTAGAATTATGTTTTATATCTATACGATCAGCCGAAAATTCAATAAAATGTTTATGATCAGAAATATTTTTATTTTTAATTCCTGTAATTTTTAAAGTTTCTTGATTATTTATAAAATAATCTAATGAAATATCAAATCCTGATTGGCATAAAAAATCTGGATTTGTTTGAATAGCTTTAGCATTTGCTAATGCAATATGATTACCTTTACCATTTAAATCAGCATTTATTATACTTAATTTATGTTCTTTAAATGTCGATACTGTCCATTTAAAACTACGTTCAATATCAGATGTTGTTCTCATTTCAACGCGATTATCTGCATTAACAAGATTTGTTAATAATAAACCTTTTTGAGCCCATTTATTCATAACAACATCATCGTTATCATGAAGCTCTTCTGAAGCACAACCATAGGTTAATGCAGATGTCCATTCATCTGATGCATTTTCACCCGGAGGACCTGGAGGACCTTGCGGTCCTGGACAACCAGGAACTCCTTGGGGTCCGGGAGGGCCCATAGGACCACCTCCGTGTTCAATTATAGCTCTAAAATTAGCATTTTGTTTATCTATCCATGAACCAATGTCGTCTTCTAAATCTAATAATTGTAATGTAAGTCCGCTTGTTTTATCATTTATTACTGACATTTACTTTTATAAATTTTATTCTTTTTTTGATTTAATTTATATATTTTCTGAATCAAGTGTTATTAATTTTAAAATTTTGGGTCGAAATATATTATAGCAATTTATATAACCACCTTCAGTTAAATTAAAAGAATCATTATCAACAGATAATACATAATAATTATCAATATCATTATAATTTTTTATATAATTTGAACCTAATATTGGTTCATCTATATATATAGATTTAAAATTATTATCAATTTCATCTATTTTATACTTTTTTAATTTTTTAAGACCTTGTTTACAAGAAAATACTTCATAACCTGTTAAATTATTGTCAACCCATTTTTTTGATACTTTTAATCTACTACCATATTTTTCAGATGCTCCATTTAATTCGCAGGATGCAAATTTTTTATGAATAATTAATTTTCCTGTATTATCATAAAATTTTGTACCAGTTAAAGTTTTTCCATTAACTATAAAATTTGTCATAGGTGTATTTGTATGACCTGTATTTATATTTAAAAAAACTTTTTCAAAAGTATTACCTTTATATTTTGTTTTTATTATAATTGCATTATTTATATAAGTAAAATCAAATAATTTTGTATTAAATTTTCTAAATGCTTCTACAATCCTTCTAGATATAATTGCAGGAGCACCAAATGGATCGAAATATGTATAAAAATATGGTTTTACAGTATATTTAAAAAGTAATGCACCAATGTTATTTATATCAAAAAATAATCCATCATTATCTATAAATATCATTTCAAAATATTCTGAATCATAATTATATGTAATATAATCAACATGTAAAATTTTATTTTTAAATAAATTACAAGAAACAATTAATGGAGCATTAACTTCAATAGGAATATTTAAATCATTACATTTAACTTTTATTATATTTATATTATGATAATTTTCTACAGAAACAAAATCAGACTGAAAAAAATATGTATTACCTCCATTAAATCCAATATTTGTTGAATTACAGCAATTTTGGTTAGAAGCAATAACTCTATATTTAAAATTATCAAAACCTAAAAGATCTAATTCAAGATAATCTGATACATTAAATAAATTATGTTCAATATCTCTATTTAATTTTAATTCAATACTTTTACTACCTGGTTCTAATAATGAACAAAAAACTTTTTTAAAACCTTCTGTTGTAACACCAAATAAATCATTAAAATATAAAATATTTGAATTTAATTTAACAATATTAGAATTTATTTCATCTATAATATATGCTCTTTTTTGTTTATCTTCTAATAAATATAAATTATTTTTTGTAGCTTTAGGAATTGTTATATTATTATAAATATAAAAATAATTATTATCATCTGATAATACAAATTTTGTATTATCTAAATCGTATAAATTATTTTCATCAATTGCATAATTTAATAAAGTATTTTGCATTTCTATATTTAAATTTAATTCAATTGGTGAAAATAATTTGTCTTTAAAAAAATATTTACCAATATAAAATTCAGGGTTGTCTGTATTATCATTAAACATAAATTCAAAATTAAAATGATTACCTGATAATAAATTAATAGTTTCAAATATTGATAAATCCCAATCTTCAGATAATATTTTAAATTCTTTACCTAAAATAGCATATTTATAAGCTATACCATTAAAATAATAATAATTTGTAGATCCTGCTTCTTTATACCAAACTTCTGTAGGAAGATTTTTTATATAATCTAAATTAAATAATTTACCAATTTCGCCTTTATTTAAATCAAAAATTGCAGCAATAGATCCTTTATTCCATTCTATATTATCTTTTCTAAATATAATAAAATAATCTGGTTTACCTTTTAAAGGATGTATATATAAAGGAGCAAAAAATCTAAATTTTTCAGTAAATTTATCATTAGTATTTAATCGACAACCTGATTGAAATAAAGTTTCATCAGATGTTTTATATAAAAAATCTAAATTAGTAATAGGTTCTTGTGTAAGGAATTGATTTAATGCATAATTAAAATTAAATTCAGAATCAACTTTAAATTTATTATAAATATTTTTAGCTATAAAATCATTTGAAGGAATTGAACTTAAATAAACTTTTTCATTTGATCCTATAACTATTTTAATATTCCCAGTTAATCGAGGATCTGAATTTTTTAGAGCAACAGTTGTTGTTTTATTTATATCAACCATTTAAATTTGAGACATATTTATTACTTTTTCTTCTAAACTTTCTAAATTCTTACTTAAAATAGTTACTAATTTTCTTAAATCTGTTAATTCTTTAAAATATTCATTTTTAAAATATTCTTGGAGCAAAGCTTTATATGTTAATGTATATTCATTTGTAGCAAATTTATCATCAGGAAATGTAATTATAATAGGTGCTGACCAATCAGAAACAAATTTATGATCAGGAAACCCTACTTCACTTATTGATTGTACTTGAATCTCTACAGATTCATTTGGATTAATAGAAATTTGTAATTTATTTATTGGATCATTATAATCAGACCATATAGTTGCTCCAGTTGAATCTGTTTGTTTGTGTCTAGATCTTGTTGTTATATATATCCAATTATCATCAGTCATTGTAACTTTATTACCATTAATATCTGTATAATCATAACGTTCTGAAGGTATAGGCTTTTGATCTGTTGTTAAATATCTATATCGAATATTAAATTGTACAATATCTTGATAACCTGTAAGTGGATGCCATTGTGCTTCAGGTATTGGAAATGCCCCTACAATTCTATATTTAGGTTTTACATCTTCATTGAAAAAATTAAAAGCATTAGCTATTTCTTTTGTATTTGAATTAAGTTGTTCTAATGTAGTTGCTAAATCAATAGTATATTTTTTTTGTTCTTCTTTAAGAGTTTTAATTTTATCAGAAGTTAATGATCTATTTTTTAATAATTCATCAATTTCAATTATTTTGTCAGAAAATTCTTTTTTCTTTCCTTCAAGTAATTGTTTCTGTGCCAAAGCTTGTGATACACTTTGATTTATTTTACTTGTAAAACGTTGTTGATTTATAATTTTTACTTTAAATGCTGATTCATTCAAAACAGGTCTATTAGGTATTTTGGCATAAATAATTGGAATTTTCTTTTCAGTTTCAAGATGCGTAAATTGTTTTCCAAAGTCAAATGTTTTATTTAAATAATAATCATTAAATGAAAATTGTCCTTGAGATGTATTAATTACTAAATCCTTAGATTTAAATCCAAAACCTTTACCATAATTATATGATGATGTATGAAAATAAGGACTAATTGCTTTTAAAAATATAATTTGATTTTCACCATAAGTAATAGGTATTTCAAAGTATTTTTTACCAAGAGGTTCACTTGCAATACTAAGCATATCAGTACCTGGTTGAATAATATCGAATCCAGCTTTTAAACCAAGAACTACAATATTATTTGTTATATCGGGAATTTCAACTACTTCATAATCAGATTCACCATTCTGCATTATTAATATATCACCGACTGCTAATGTTTGAATAGCACCAGTTTCATTATTAATATAATTTAAAGTATTAAGTTGATATTTTTTGACAAATGAAAAATTATTATTTGTATATAAATCAGAATATTGCTGAATAATATCAAATGTACCGGAATATTTAAGTAATATTGGAGGTAAATTTAAAATTTCATCAACAATATTATATTCAATACCTTTTGATTCTATAGCATCAATTACATCAGAATATATTAAATCTGATTTTCCATTAAAATTATCATCAAACCATTTTGTTAATTCAGGATCGTCAAATTTTAATAGAATTCTTCTTGATACTATTTGTTTTGTATTTGGTGTAATATATTTAGAAACATCTATTTTAATATAAAGTAAAGGATTTAATAAATTTTCAAAAAATAAATTAGGTTTAGCAAAAAATTCATTAGGTATATCAACTTTTTCTATAATTGGTGGTTCAGTAACTAATTCTTTAGAAAATATTGGTAAATTACCAGCACGTCTTCCAGCATTATAAATTTTTTTTAAATTTAAATCTATCTCTGCAAGTTTTTTATTTATATATGTAAATGAAGGAGTTGAATAATCAAATCGATTACCATTATTGTCAATTAGTTTTATTTTAATAACTTGTTCATTTGTAAACATAGCATTATTAATACTAGTCAAAATTCTTATTGTTTGTTCGGTTAAATTAGAAAAATATTTTAAAGTTTCTGATAAACTACTAAATTGTTGTTGCATAATTAAATTAAATTTATTTATTTTTTACCTATATCTATTGTTTGCTTATCACGCATACCCTCTCCAGCCAATTTTCTTTTATTTGGATTTAAAATTGTAATTATCTCAGGAGAATCTAATGATGCTTTCGTGTTACTTGTATTAGATTTTACTGAATTAATTGGTGTTGTTGCATTACTCCAAATTGCATTTAAATCTAATTCCTGATAACCAGAATCTTCAGATTGTTTACTTCCAGTATCAGAATCTGAAGATTCTGAAAATTCTGAAGATTCAGCTGATGCAGCCTTAACACTATCACTATACTCCTTAGCACCTGTATCAATAGGCGAAATTGAACCTAATTGAGTATTTGCAATACTTTCATTAGATTCAGGCCACATTTTATAAATTCCAATAAAAGCGCCTCCTCTGTCATTTTGCCAGGAATTCCAAGTCCAAGTTTTTTTAACAACTGCACCTGAACCACCAGAATGTTTTCCTCCTGTCGATTCATTACCACCTACTGTTGTAAATCCTGATTGAGATACAGATACACACATATGAATATGACCACCACCGTCTCTACTATATATTAATACAAGTCCGGGTCTAACATCTTTTATGTTTTTAGAATAAAATGCATTTTTATTACCCGTTAAAAATCTTGCACCGGCAGATCTTTGAAATGTACGTTCACCACCAGATACATTTTTATCTGCATATCCAGCGCAAGCCGAACAAAATGCAGCACACCAATGCATTGCACAACCAGCAGAATGCTTAAATCCGGTTTTTCCAAACCAAGGCGATATTATATTTGCTTTATATTTTGTTGGAGCAGCACACCCATGATCATAATTTGGCCCTTCTCTCATACCAACTGCACCTAAAGCAACACCGCATGCTACTTTTCTTTTTTCTGCATATATTGAATCTAAATCTGACATAAAATTTTATAAATAATCTATAAAGAAACCAAAATGTTCGGGTTCCGTACATATAATTTCTATTACAGGTCTAAAGTTTCTTGATTCAAAATCTGAAGATGAAATTTTAGCAACCAAAGCTGAATATTTATCAGATGCTCTACTTTTATTTAAAAAATCTGTATAAATATAAAAATCAAAATTACCAAATTGATTTTTCATTAATAAAGGATTTGTAAAATAAAGTCTAAGTATTTGTCCAGCTTGCCAAGAATTATCACTATCATTAATATAAAGAATTATATCTTTATTTGGAATGAAACTTGGTTCATCTGTTATTCTTAAATAATTCTTTAAAGGTTTAAGTAAAATTTCATAAGTATACGCAACCCTTGTACCTTTTAAATAATATGGTACAGCATCCCAATCTTTATAAATTGAAACTTCTTTTTTATCTTGAAAATTAAAATTATCATTAGTTGAACTAATAACCAATTGTCTAGGATTTGATCTATCCATTGTTATACCTACGCCGGGGACAAATGTACCTAAATCATAAGAAACTGTAATTGGCGTTTTATCATTTAAAATTTTTGTTATTGTTTCATAATTCCTTTCAATTAATGGTAATAAATCTTGTGAAGTATTTGTTATATTTGCATTAGAATTTATTGTATTTTCTAAAGTTGTTATTCTTGTATTCAATCCTGCAATTTCTGCAGGATTAAATTGTTTTTTCCAAAGTTCTAAATCAATAATACGAGAATCTATTGAAATTTGTTTATAAATTAAAGACTCCATATATTCAGCCGATCTTTTTAAGGCATTTAAAGCATCGGCATAAATATCCATTGAAAGAGTATTACTATTAGAAATAACTGTTTCGACCTCAACGCCTGTATCAATTGGGCTAACATTTAATTTCATATTTAATTTCAATCCATAAGCATTACCATTTAATTTAGTTACTGTATTTGGTCTAACTTTTTTAAATCGAGGAATATATCCACCTGATAATGAAAAATTATCTTCAACATTATCAATAAATAAAACTCCAAATAAATTTGTTGCCAAAATTGTTTGTTCTTTTAATGGGGCTGAATCATCAAAAATTAATTGAGGATCAATATATCCTTCAATACCATCTTCAACAGATATAGTTACATTTGTATATGATTTATCTTCATATAAATCATAATAAATTAATACGGCATTAAATTCAAAATCTTGTGATTTAATAGATTGAGCTACATCAATCAATGAATTAATATTATTTTCACTAATATCTTTATATGAATTAACATCAAAATCAATACTTATACCATCAAGTCTTGAACGTCTAAATTTTATAGCTGTTTTATCTGGATTAGGATCACCACAAGTACTTATAGCTAAATCATCATTTGTTGGATCTTCAAAAGTATTGGGTTCTAAATAAAATATATTTGTATCATTAGTAGGATAATACCACCATTGATTAATATTATAATCTTCAGGTATAACATAATCAGTTACACCCAATTTTCTTTTCCATTGTGTATATATTCTACCTCGAACTTCTGTATCAGAATTTGGAAGCCCAATATCATTATCATAATATGCATGTGTATCAAGTCCTGCAGGGTTAAAATCAGAATAATGACGGCCATAAATAAATTCATTATCTGGACCATCTAATATTCTTGAAAAAATCATACCTGGAGCATAATTCTCATCTTTTATTGATTTGAAATATACAGCGGGGAAATTACCTACCTCAGTAGGAATATGTATATAAACTTCAGAATATGAATTGACTTGTGTAGATAAATTATTTACAAAATCAATATCACCAATATATTGCACAACACGATTATAAACATTTGGTGTTTCAGCTTCTTCTAAATATCTTATATCATTTATTGACTTAACATTTGTTTGTTCAAAACGTAAAGCACCAAGTTCTTTAAGCCATTTAAAAAATACACGTTCTGCTACTGTTAAAGGATTTCGACGATTATAATCTTTATTTGATAAAATCATTGTTTCTAAATTTAAACAATAATTCTGAAATGATTCTGCTAAAAAATGATTTAATCGTGTAGTTCTATTAAAATCAACATATTGATATGCACCTGGAATTGCTTTTAAACGAACAGTATTTTTTACTGGATCTTCTGTAAGAAAATCTGGTATATTTAATAAAGCAAATTTAGAAAATTTAAATTTTCTTGGTGAATCAGTATTAAATGATAATGTTAAATCCTCTGATGCACTTGAAAATGTATAAAATGTTCCACCTTGTGTATGAATAGGACGAATAAAAGGTGTAGCTCTTTCAAAAGTTTTAGTTATATCTGACATTAATTAATAATTATTTTTATGAAGTATAATCTAAAATTGCACCTTTTAAATTTATTGGAACCCAATTAACACCATCAAATATTAATTCTACTGTATCATATGTTGTTGTAAAATTAATTCCTTTTAATACCTGTCCTGCCGGATAAGCAATTGTTTCAGGAGCAATTTTAAATGTATGTNCACCCGAATTATTCCCTAATTTAGCAATTATTTTTAATGTATGACCAGCTGATATACCAGCAGTATCAATCATAACAACATCTAATATATGTTGTGGATCAGAACCATATAAACCCCAATCTATTATAATTCCAGAACGACCTACTGCACTTAATAAACCACCGACTATTGTACCACTTATACTTGGATCTTTTTTGGCATAAGCACCTGTTTGTGTTTGAATTATTAAATTACTCGAATTTGATGTTTCCCAAGTTTGTATATAAGAAGCATTAATTATTGATGATGAACCAAAATCTGACATAATAAATTCCCCACCAAGTATAAATTTGCCTGCACAATCAAGTCGGGAATTTTCAGAATTCATAATTAATGAACCTTTATTAATTGTCACGTCATTTTCTATTATTGCATTTTTTGCCTGTATTAATCTATTAGCTATTATATTACCTCCAGCATTAATACTACCATTTGTTGTAATTAAAGTATCAGTTACAGGTTGATCTGATGAAGTAACATTTATTGATCTTATACCCGCAATTTGTTGAGTAGCTGGATCAAGATAAGTCATTAATGTATTAAGAGCATCTGCTAATAATTGAAAATTTTGATTAATTGTAGGACGTGATGCAGCTATGTTATTCCTACCTTGTAAATGCGTTATAACTACTTTATTTGCCATTATTTAAATATTTTATTTTTTATTAAAAATTAAAAAATTTTTTACCAAATTGTTTTAATTTTAATTTTTCTTCTGATGAAAGATATCTTTCAAGTATCTCTTCAATTTCTTTATAAATTTTTATATTTCTTTCTAAATTAAATGACAATTCTTTTATTTTATTTATTAATTCAATATTTTTTCCAAGTTTTTGAAATATTGCATTTAACTCTTCTTGCTTAATTTGCTCTTTAAAATAAATTTCTTCTTGTTCACTTAATTCAAAACCAAAAAGTTTTTTAAATTTAAATTTTAAATCTTGAACTAATTTTTGTAATTCTGAATCTATATTATTACCAAAAGGATGATATGCTAAACCAGCTACTGTAATAATAGCTATAATATTTACATTAGTTATTAAATTATTCCAATCTTCATTTATTTTAGAAGATTTAACAAATTCATAGTAATATTGAAGATTTTTCATTGTTTATATTTATTTTTATATATTACAAGCAACCAGTGTTCATCAGTTTTTCTAATATACACATACTTGATATAACATCACCTTCACAATATTTTTTAATTAAAGATCTTGCTTCTTCTCGAGAAACACCATCAACTAAACCCCAAAAATATTTACCAACGTCAAAACCTTGCATATTTTCTTTAGGATTACCACAACTCAAAAATGTACTAACCATTTCCAATGAAGGCATATATTCATATCTTAAACCTTTCCAAAAATCAAATATATCAAATATATGCCTTTCCCAAGGCTTTGCAAAATACATATTTAAAATTTGTGGAACTTTGATATTATTTTTAATCATATGTTTAATAATAAATGGAATATCAAATGCTATAATATTATAACCTGATAACCATATCTCGGTTCCAAGTTTATCTAAATAATTTGCAAATTTTTTTAAAATAATCGATGAATCATCTGAATCATTCATTAATGTAGAAACTTTATATTCAGAATCTTTAATCCGACCTACTGATATACATGCAATATCAGAAAATTCTGTAAGTAATGCAGCTTTATCTAAAAATAATTGATCGATAGAAGCATTAGGATCTTCTTTTAAAAATCGTCTTTGACAATACCCAATAAATGAATTTTGTACTTGTTCAGATGCTTCATCTAATGATGGAGCACAAGGCACTGTTTCAATATCAAAAAAAATATAATTTGAAATTTTTGTCATTTTATTCTCTTATTTAACTGTAATCCAACTTTGTTTTTTTATAATTTTAGTAATAGATTGTTTATCAATTATTTTTAATGTTACTGAATATATTCCGGAATCAACAAAATTCCATATTAAATATCTATTTCGAGTTTTTATTAATAATTTTTTTCTTGTTTCCTCAAAAAGTTCCCATTCAAGTTCTTTATTATTAATACTATTTAATGGATTTGAATTATCATATATAATAAATAATGGTGTACCTATTGGAATAACCATATTTTTATATTGAATAAATACATCTGCCCAATTAAAAGCACCTTCTAATACATTATCAAATGGAGCAATTAAATCTGTATTATGATCAGGATTTTCAAACTTTTCACCAGAATTAACCCATTCACGTTTAATTAAATCCCAAATTGCAGGATTGTTTATTCCATGATAATTTTCTTTTTCCCATTTTAAATAATTATTTCTAGGATATGTATCTGTTGAAGCAGATGTAAGAAAATTTGTTTTTACTTGAAATAATTTATCAATGCTTTCATTTTTTATTGTAGCTTGAATATAATCATTATTAATTAAATGATAATCAAAATTTATAAATAAATCTTGAGATGTTGATTTTAAAATTTTTAATAAATTATATAATATTTCATCTTTTGAAGGTATAATTACTTTACCATCAATATCATTATATCTAAAATCCCAATCTAATTTTTCATTATCAAGCATTATCCATCCATAAGGAGAGGCATTATAAATTTTAAAACCTGTAATAGAACCACCATGATACTCAAGCATATCCCAAGACATATGACTTAAATTATCCCAAGATAAATTTATTTTATCCCATTCATAATTTTTTACATTGGAATATGTTCTAGCATAATCAATATCATAATCAGTCCATTGTACATTAAACTGTGTTGTTATTTGGCAAAAATCAGGATTTGGATCTACTTCTACTATTGAATTATCATTTGCATCTAATTTAACATTATTTATATTAAAAATAAAATACCCTGAATGAATACCCCATTCGGCTTTAAAATCTATATATTCCCAATTAGAATGTTTAACTGATAATCGAGTGGCGTTATTAATAATACTATAACATATATCTTTAGAAAAACCTGTTTTTGAAAATTGATTATTATAAATTTTTTTCATTATTTTAATAAAGCCAAATCTATCATCAACTGTTACTATTGTTTGATTAGTTTCCTGATTATACGAACAATTTAATACTTTAAATGTAAAATTATTTCCTCTAAATTCAATCTCTTGAAACATAATTTCATTTAACGAACCATCATCTTCTAATTCTACTTCAACAAAACCATTGACTATATCAGCATAAGAATTTAATATTTTAAATGTATGTTTTTCATATTTAATTTGATCAATAACTGTAATATATTTCCCTGCTTCAAAAAATGAAATAAAATCTGTTGTTACTTTAAGTTTAGTTCCATTTAATAAAAAGTTTTTAGTTTTTAAATAAACATAACAATTTAATTTTTCACCATAAGGAATTTGCCATTTACCAAAAAGTGTAATAGTATTTTTGCTAAATGCATCTACTTGAATATGGTATTTTGTTGGAACTAATTCAGATTTTCTTTCAACTGCAATTGTATTATTCCATTTTTGATTAGCATAATCAATATTATTTAAATATAAATCTTTTCCTTTAACTATAATTTTAAATTTTGATTCATCATAATCTAAAATTTCTGCATAATTTACATCTTTGACTAATGTTTGATCTGCATAATTTTCATAATATAAATCATCCCAAGATAATTTACAGTCATCCCAAGTTGTATTAGCAGGACAATATAAAGGAAAATCCCAAGTACCAGATAATTCATTCCAAGTTACTTCTTTAAAATCATCCCAATTTTCACCTTGATTAATAAATCTTCCAATTGCTATAAAATCAGGATCAGGATACTTAACTTCTAGATATTTTTTCTTACCAGTCATATTTGGAAAGTTTGTTAAATCTTGTACTGTACAACTAACATCATACTTACCAATTTTAGGTAAGAAAACCATAATCTCTTTTTTATTCTTTACTGTTCCTTTATCTTGAAAACAGTATTCATTATTTTCATGCGTAATAAACCAATTAACTTCTTGATTATCAAAATATCCAATATCATCCCAAGTAAATATGTAATCTACATCTTGATCTTGAAAAGTTTTGTCTACTATATCTGGGTTAACTTCAAGTGCATCCCAAGGAATAGTTAAATCATCCCAAGTTATATTATAAGGTTTTAATTTTAATATAACAGGTAAACCATATAATTGTATTGAATAACTTAATGATTTAACAAGTTCTTTTTTTATAAAAGCTCTTTGTTCTGTTGTTGTATTAATTGCATTAACTTTTGTATCAATATAATCAAGACAAGGTGAATTTCTCAAATGATTATAAATAGCTGTTTTTAAAGCAAAATAATCAGGATAAAAACGTTGTATATCAGTCAAACTTAAACCTTCATCAAAAGAAAATTCTTTTGAATCACTACTTAAAAACTCTCTTAATGTTTTATCAACAATATTAGATAAAACAGTGTCTTTTGTTAATGTATTTGTAGTTAAAGCAGAATCAAGATTTGTTTTAAATATATTCAATAAATTTTGCAATGACTTAATATAACCTGATCGTGGGATTGCTTCAAAATCTGGAGGATTATTTAATTTTGTAGAAATAACTTTATTTAAATCTTGCCAAGTATTTATTTTAAATTTTGCAAAATATAAACCTTCTCCAGTAATATCAATAATTCTAACATTATGTGGAAGAAAGCGTTCTTCTAATATTTTTTTAAGACCATAAAGTTTTATTAAAATTTCCTCATTTGTAAACTGAAAAGAATCAGTCATAATTGGGAAACCAAAATCGTCGTATGAACCAGTCCAAGTATTTAAATCATAATATAAACCAAAACGTGAAGTTTTCTTTAAAAAAAGACTATTATGTGTATCTCCAAAAACTGTATCATTCCAATCCATACCCGAATATTCAGGTAATTCTAAATCAAACGGAATTTCAACTGCTGAATAATAAATTTTATCCTTTGCAGGATTGCGAGTCATCTGAACATTTAAAAAATATTCCTTAAGTCTTAAATCATAATAACCAAAAAATTTTAATGCATTTATAAATGCTTTATATGAACCAATATAAGGATAAATCTCTTCTCCTGCAAGTAATAATTCTTTTCTTTTTGTATTAAGTTCGATATAATTTGGTAAAGCTTCATATATATCAGAATCTCTAAAAACAAAACAATCAGATTCTCTAACCTCTCGTCCAAAATTTTCTAATAATGATGTAAATCTTTCATCTTCACCTACAACCTCACCGAAAAAATTTACTCGTGCTAAAGTTGCTACTCTAAAGCCAATAGAACCATCACTATATAAAAATTCATGTGTTATATTAATTTCAAGAGTACGTTCATAAAAACCTTCTGTATTTGAAGTAAGTGCAATATTAATTTGAAAAGGATTTGGGTTAGGTGGATTTTCAGAATTTAAAATTCTAAATGATTTTTTATCATTATTAAAAAATTTATCTGCACTTTCTAAACCTTTATTAGATAATTTAACATAATCAAATCTATAAGGTTCTGACCATATTTTCCAATATACATTTTCAGCTGATGGAACTAAATCAAATTGATAAGCAGGTATAATTGAAGGAAACTTTTTATCTTTTGTAAATGCNGACTCTCCTTTATAAACTGTTGTATCATTATTATCAATAAAAAACATAAAAATATTTTCATCATTATCTGTNGAAGTCCAATTAAAAGTTAAATAAACAAATTGATTAAATTCTGGAGAGTATTCTGCTCTTGGTCTAGTAAAACCTGGTTCTAATCTATAATTAGAAGCTTGTAATAATATTTCACTTTCATCATAATTAGTTAAATAAACTCGACCTTCAGGTGTAAGTGTATAATAATCAACATCTTCAAAATAAATACGATGAATATATTTTGCATTATTATTTAAAAAATTAGTAACATAATATTCATCATTATTTGCATTAAAATTAAAAAATTGTCTTAAATTTGCTTTTGGTACAGGGTCTCCAAAATCTCTTAAATAACGCAAAATTTGTATAAGAATCGGTACAAAAGTATGCTTTTCTTTCTGTTGAAATTCACCTTCAACTTCAATAAGAACTTTTTCTAACATAAATAAATGCTGAACAGAAAATAATCCAGTCGAAACTCGATCTAATGGCATAGAAAACTCAAAAATACCATCTCCTGTAATATCAGGTGTAACATTGTATCCATTTTTATCAAAAAAATTTATATGTCTATATGGCATTTATATACTTTCTTTATTTAATTAAAATCAACATAATTTTTAGATAAAGCATAATTATAAGTTTTTTTAATCATTTTAACTGAATCTATTAAATATGTAACGCAAACTTCAAGAGCCATTAAAATATTTCGACGTTTATCTTCTTTATAAAAAATATTTGAAAGTGATTTCCATAAAACATTACCTCTATATGAATAACCTGTATATAATATATTATCTTTTCTATGTTTAACACTTTCCCAAAATGTAATATGATAATTATATTCAGGATCACCTAATACTTTACCACTTAAATTTTTACCAAATGTTTGCTGTCTTATTAATTCTGTTTTCATTTATTTTATTTTATTTAAAATTACTTTTTCTTAGGTAAATTTTCTTTCATAAAATTAATATTTACAGAAGATAATTTATTTTGATCTATTTCATCTTCATAAAATCTATTATTTCTATCCTTAAAACCACCTCTAATAATTGGAATTTCATTTTTACTAATTACAATATCTCCAGTTTCATCTATATGTTTTTTAACAAAATTAATAAAAGATAATTGTTTAAATAAAAAATCTGTTCTATCATTTAAATTATCAGTTGTTTTCCAATAAGCTTTTACTGCATCTTTTTCTGCCGTTGTTAAAATATTTGAAGATGATATAATATTATCATTACCGTTTATATGTAATATTATTGCATTTTCAATATCTTCTGATATAAAATATAGATTAACAGAATCAACACCATCAACTGATTCAATTAATGCAATTAAATCAGATTTAGGTAAAAAATCAGTTCTTGTAAATCCAAGAAAATAATCTGATAATTTTGTAATTATATCCTCATATATAGCATCTTTAGAATAATTTTTCCAGATATTAACAAAAATATTAATTACATATTTTTTAAATTGCGGATCAACAAATTTTATAATAGTTGTAAACATTTTTTGACGAGACTCTTCAATCATTTTCATAATCTTATATTTTTCATAATTAGATAATGAAAAGAATTTTAAGGGAATTGTAAAATAATTTTCACCTGTACGTAAACGCTTCTTTAAATCAGGAATTAAAAGTATATATAATATATTATCTACTATAAAATCTGTTTGCTTATAATCATTCCAAATTTTAATTGTCGAAAATATTTGAAATTTTTCAAAAAATATTCGAAAACTTTCTATTGTACCTAATACAAAGTTTCTTGAATGTTTAGGAGCAATTAATCTAGATAATTGTAAATCCTCTGCATCAGAACCAAATGAAATTGGAGTATTAACTATAATTTTAAATACTTCATTTAAATCAACAGGATTACCATCTGTATCATATCCTTCTTCCATAAATTCAAATATAACATCTGATATTGAATTTATATTACCTGCAGCACCTGCAGTCTTTAAATATTCTACTATAATTTCTGCACCTATTGGAGGAATAATACCATTATTTCCATTTCCAAAGAAAATATCTATACCTGATGTTAAACCTGTTCTAACTAAACAACCTGGAGCATCTTTAGGAATATCATAAAATGAATCATAAATTTTATATTTTTGTCCATTAACAAAAACATTTACAAAAAAATTATCTATTTCAACACCTGGGGGCATATTACATTCAAAACTTTGATTAGGTTCACCTGTACCTGTAAATGTTTGTGTTTCTAATTCACCTTGAATGACTTTTGCTAAAATATTTGATTTGTCATTATAAACATTAACTTTATATTCAGATTGATTTGTTACAAGTAAATAAGTTAAATTATTATTTTTACATAATAATTTAGAAAAATTAGGTATAATAACATGTTGACCAGTTATATTTGGAACTGTACCAGTCAATCCTATAAAAACATCTCCTTGTGCTGCAATAGGTCTAGTTACATTATATCCTGTTAAACCAATAAGTCCTCTAAGATTAGTTTCTCGCGTCACTGTGTTAATGTTAAGTTCTGTTATTGAATCTTCAATATAAAACATTATAAGATGGGAAATTTGCGCAAGAACTGTTATTATTTGACCCCATGCAGATGCAGGACTATAAATACTTTGAGATTGTCCATAAACATCAGCTGTAAATGTTGAAATATCTTCAAGTATTTCATCTAATTTTATTCTAGCTAATGTAAAAATATTTTTCATTTAATTTTTATTTAATTATATTTTTAAACCTAAAAATGTAACACCATCAATTTTTACAAAAAGATAAATAACTGTTCTTATATTATCCTCTGAACTTACTGATATATCAAGATCTATTTTATATGTATTTTGTTCATATACATATTTTTGTATTTGAGCATAAAATGATTGTCTAATTTTATTTTCATCAAATGAAAATTCAAATAACATATCTTCAAGATCTAACCCAAGATCTGGTTCACCTAATACTTCACCTCGCTTTGTCATAAGAATCATTCGAATCTTATTTAAAAGCAATTCTAAATCTGAATAAACTTCAACTCTATCATTTTTAAATTTTATATCAGATGGATCGCGGAAATATATTTCTTTTACCATATTTATTAAATTTAAACTTTATAAATTTTAATGAAAAATAAAGAACCAATCTGGTGATTGTTCTGCATCTATTTGTGTTTTTAATTGTTCGATTTCTGCTTCACCTTCTGCTTTAAGTAAATCACCATTTATAGTAACACCACCTGGAAGAGGAAAAGGATATATCATTACCATTCTACCAAATGATTTTTTAGCTTCTGCTGTACACCATCTTAAAAAATATATGTCATCATATAATTTATTTAATGGAATTTTTACATAAGCTTTAATAAATACATCAAATTTAGGGTCTCGTCCTAATATTGTAATCTTTTTAGTGTTTTTATTAAAATCATAAGCTATATGATCAAGAAAAAAAGCTTTTGCTAAATCAAAATATTGATATTGTGCTGTTCTCATAACTAAATCGTCTCCGTGAAATGATGATAAAAAAATTTCTGATGCAATTAATCTATCTTCTGCAAAATCTCTATCAATATTTCCAAGACGACCAACACCATTTATTTCTCTTACTTCAAAAACTGAAACTACACAATCAGGCATTTGAATAGTTCTACTTCGTTTAAATTCAGGGTTATTAAATTGACCTTTTGTAATTATATAATTTTGAGATTCAACAGCAGTTTGATAATTTTCATAAAACCACATACTTGCTTGTTTAATAATACGTTTTATTTCACGTTCCTCAATAATCATTGGTAATGCACCTGATGCTGTTATTTCATCTTGAATATGTGTAATAAAATCTGCTTCTGTCATTTTATTTTAATATAATACTTTTTAATTTTTTATTTTTTATTATCCTTATTCTCTAATTTTTTATCTTTATCCTTATTCTCTAATTTTTTATCTTTATCTTTATTCTCTAATTTTTTAATTTTATCAAAAGCATCTTTTACATCTTTTTCTATTTTAGTTATTTTTGATGACAATCCATCAATTGATTTATTTAATGACGATATATTTTTATCTGCTTTTGATTGAAAATTCTTAATTGAAGTATTAAATTCATCTATTTTTGATTTTATTGAATTTATTTTATCAATTAATTTTTCTATTTCATCAATAAATGAATTAATCGCATCTATTAATGCAATAGGATCAAAATCACCATTAAAATTAATTGATGTAGCTTTTGGAATTGAAACTTTTTTCATATTGCTATCTCTCCACTATAATACAATTATTATCTAATACAGCAAGTTGATTTATTTCACCTTTTCTTATAATACAACTTTCTAATTTACCATTAATCATTGTTTTATCATTATCAATATAACAAGAAACTAATTTATTTAAATAATGTATTGGAGTTGTTATAACCTTAGACTCTTCAACTAAATTTCCTTTAACTAATGTACTTTTATGAATATGACTTCTTTTAATTGAACAATCATAAAATTCACAATCATAAAATATACCATCAAGATAACAATTAAAAAACTCATAATTATGAATTTCAGATGCCTTTGTTAACGTTGCATTTTTAACTTGAATTATACTCATATCAGTATCATAATTTATGATACCTTCTTTCATATGTCCAAATGTTATAAGTTTATATAATGCTGATCTTAAAATATTCCAAAATGTTAAAATTGTTTGTTCATCAGATTTTAAATTAACCATTAAAACAATTTTAGGATAATTATATAAAAAATTTTTATAATTAGAAAAACTTTCAACTATTTTTTTATGTTTTGTTATTATTTTTTTTAATTGAATAATATCTGTTTCACTATATGATTGATCTGCTAAAATTTTAAATAATTGTAATATAAAATAATCTAATGAATCAAGAAGTTTTTGTGTCTTTTTTTCATAATCAGCACCACCTAAATATCTAAATTCTAAATAATTTTTTTGTTGTTTTAAAAAATTAACACCAAAATATTTTGTATTTGGAGTTAAATAATTATTCGGTATAATTGTTTGAAAAGTATTAGTAAACATAAAAGGATTGCTTGGTATAATTGTTTTAATTGATGCAGCATAAACATTGTCTTTACGTTTAGGAAATAATTTATAAACAAAATTTTCATCAAATGATAAGCAAAATTTTAATCTATCCATTGTTAAAATATTAGTATAATGAAGTAAATGTAAATCAGGTAAAAAACTAATATTTATATGAATACCGCATTTGTCTGTTGTCCAACCATTTGTTTCAATCCATTTTAACATTTTAATTAATTGTAATCTTGCTTCTGCATAAGGTAAAGGTCCTGTAACTAATTCGGCCATTTCAGGGCCTCCACTATAATCTGGTGTTAAAATATATTTATTTTTATTTGGTTTTTCTAATGGCTTTGACCTAATTGTTCTTGTATTAAAACCTGATATTTCATAAGGTAATACTACTTTTTTGCCAAGAGTTTTACTTATACTCTTAACCATTTCCTTTTTTGATAATTTCGAAAAAAATTCAAATTCAAAACCTATTTGAGCTGTATTTAATATTTGTTCGTTTGAATAATTCATTTAATCATTTATATTTTGTTTTAAAAATATTTTTTTGGTTTCAATATCAACTTGATTAATATAACATTCGACAGTATCACCTATTTTTAAATTTTTATTTATAACTTCTTTAATATAAAGTAATCCAATAAATGAAGAATCTTCAATAGTAAATTTTATAAAAAAACCATAAGGTTTTATTGATAAAACTTTACCCGGAATTACTTTACCTTCAAATTGTTCTTTAAATTGATCAATTGTTATAGAATTTGATGATTGAGGAGTTTCTGATAATATAATTCTATTATTTTTTGAAATTTCTTTTATATAAAATTCAATATTATCACCTGGTACAAATTGACCTTCTTTAAATCTATTTTTTGTTAATTCAGTCATTTCGCTAATATGCAAAAGACCAGTAAATATTTTATCAAATTCAATAAATATACCAAATTTAGATGTTCCAGTAACTTCACCTTTGTAAATTTTATCAAACTTAAGTGTTTTAATTTTTTCTGGTAAAATATGTTCAATATATTTTTTATTTGAAACAATAAATGTATCTCCATCCTTAATATAATCTTCAAACATAACATAAACAGTTTTACCGACAAATGAATCAAAATCAATAATTTTATTTGCAGCTGCTAAACTTCCTGGTAAAAATGTATCAACACCATTTACAACTGCTATAAAACCACCTAAATTTTTATCTTTAATATAAGCTTTGTAAACTTTTTGAGGATTTTTAATTTCCTTTAAAAACTCTTCTTTTTGATAATCAATTTGTGCTTCTAATAATGACCCTATTGGTATTCCTTTTTGTATATTTGTACATTGTACATAAATTTCATTTGTAAAAAACCATTGCTTTGCTTCTTCTGATTTGAGCCAATTAACAAAATCTTCTAAATTTTCAAAACTATAATCATGAATTTCAAAAAATTTTTTTTCTTTTTTAATATTACACATTAAATTAATGCCATTTTCACTTTGTAATAAAAAAAATTTATCTCCTACTGATCCAAGATTTTTAACTTTAAAAATTTCACCTTTAAATATATCTTTATAAATTAAACCATATTTATCCCAATTATTCATTACTTCTGATTGTTCCCATTCAATATCTTCAAACATTAATGTTTCCATAATATTAGATATTGGTAATTCACTTAATTTACTAGATAAAATTTTCATTTTAATCCTTTACTATAAAATTCGACAATAATTTAATTATAATTTATTTTATATATTTTATTTAAATTAATCTGCAATTTTTACAATACCGCTACAAATACTATTATATGCAGCTGATACTTGAGCTGAACATGTAGAAGGTACACCATATTTTGCATCAATTGCGGCAGCCATTTTAGTCAATAATTGCATTAAACCATCACATTTAGTATCGGGATGAGAAGCATTTGAACCTACCTTACAATCTGGGCTATCAATATAATGTTTAGGAGTTTTTTCTGTTATAGATGTTTGTGATTCTTGATTAATAACACCATCTACATAACTCATTTTTGAAGTACCACCTGCATGAAATAAATGAATATGTTTTGCATTATCTATTAATAAATAACTTTCTTTATTCCAAAATAATAAACCTTTAAGAAGCTGGGCAGCTGAATTACCAGAACCTGTANCTTGTACTTGTGATTCTTTATCGCGTTTTCTAATTTCAGCAATTTCAATATTTTCTGTAGATTCTTCTTGTATATCTCTTTTTGGTTGCTCTTCTGCTGGATTAATCATTATTCCCCCTGTGTATACATTATTTTTACATCAGAATCTTCATCATATAAAATAACTTGTGAATTAACATAACTTTGTTTGATTTCATCTATCATTTTAAAATTAAAATTTTGAATAAATGAATATTCAGGATGATAAATATCACCATTATTAAAACGCACTCTAACTAAAGTACCTACTTTAGGATATGAAAATGATCCGGCACCTTTACCAGAACCACCCGCAAAAACATGATTAATAACTGGATAACACCAAGGTAAATCATCATCAGGTATTTCATCAAATTTTTCGAATACTCTAACTTTACATCTGCCATCGAAATTTTTTGTATCATCAACTTTTACTATAATTCCTAACCATTCAGTACCTTCAAGATTTTCTTTGTATTTTCCAGATTGATTACGGCTAATCTTTGCTCGTTCTAATGAATCAAATATACTTGGCATTATTGTTTAAATAATTTTTTTTATAAAAATTTTTTTCGTACAGAAGGTTTAATAAGATCTAAATGTTTTGGTTGAATTTTTGTCAATTTGCCGGCACTTATAAGTTTAATTGGTATTATCTTTTTTAAAGGTTTTGCTCCTTCCAATTTGATTGGAGTTATACTTTTATCTGAATTAGTTCC